CGGGAGCGTCGACCTCCTCAGTTGCTAAGGTAACCAGCAGGCTGACCAGCTCTTCGCGGCTGCCTTCTGTCATGTCGCTGAATTCCTTCTCCCATACGTCGACACTGAAGTCGTCGATCTTGGTTTGCAGGGATTTCGTGTTCGTGATGCTACGATACAGCTTGTCCAGTGCTCGCCCCCAGTCCCTCGCGATCTTCGCAGACGCTTGGTTCAAAACCTCGTCGTAGGCTTTGGCATAGACTTGGTCATCAGGATGATGCAGCCAGGCTTTCGTTTCGGGGCCTATGATCACAATCGTCTTCGGCTCCTCGGTAGGGATGCCCAGTGATCTGTACATCTGACGTGTCTCGCGATCGTTATCGATGGCCAGATGCACACCGCGTTCTTTCAATATCAGCCCCGCCTTGTATTCCTTGAAACGGATGGCAGGGGCTGTGGTGTCGTTGAGGTGGATGCGATCGTACCTCACACCAGCCTCACGCAACTGGTCGCGAGTTGCGTCCAGTTCATCCTCAGAACGCCCCGAGACGATGTCGATATACCATGTCTCGTGTAATCCGTTAACGTAATCGATAGCATCCTGACGTGGCGCTCCCGAATCGGTTAGCAGCGTGCCGTCGATGTCGACGATCACAGACTTCATGTCGCCGGCCACCTTCTGTGCGTCTTCAGCGTCCATCTGCCCCACCAGTTTCTTCGACCACGTAAAACCCGGATCACCACCCCACAAAGCCCACGCGATGCGCCCTGCGCTCGGGAACCCGTCCTGACCCGGTGACCATCCTTCGCCCTGCTTATCGATCTCGTGGCGTTGGAAGTACGAATACATCCGCCTCGCAGTGTCTGGCGATATGGTGCGACCATTGGACAGGTCACGTGCACGGGCAACACCGACCTCAGTACCGCCCCGGCCGTACTCACGTCTCCACTCGAGGCCCTTCGCGGCTTCGTCACGAACGCCTTGTGGTGGTGTGAAGTCGATGTCTTCGTATTGCTTTACGGCAGGCGAAGTACGAAAGGGCGCAGCCTTGACGGCCGCACCTCCTTTCAAGCTTGCGGTTTCGATGTTGTCGTCGTCGTTGTCGTCGTCGTCAGGCGTTTCGTTTTCACCCTGCGTCGATACCGCTTCCACAGCTACCATCTGGCCGGCAAGGGCCTGCACAGTCGACAGGTCGAATCCGACCTCGACACCATAGTCAGGGATCGCGATTTGTGCGTTCAGCTGGTCGGCGATCATATTCCAAAACGGAACGCGCACCATGTTCGTAAAGTCTTTGGAGGCCTGTTCAAAATTCGAATACGTGGATTGAGACAATCCCATATGCGTACCGGCAATGATCGGATGTACCTTGTATGTGCCGCAGATGCGCGTCTCGTATTGCCCGAATGTCTCCGATAGCCCCATTTCGTCATAGTCCAGCGCAAGACGTTTGATGTCTTGCACACCCCAGAGCACGCCTACCGAACCACGTTTGTTACCACCGTAACGACGTTTGAAGGTGCGCTCCATCACGTCGATCTGTTCGGGTGATGCCTCTTCATTGAGCAGGATAGTAGTCTTCGGCACGGCGTCGTTCTTATGCACGTTAAATACCGTCGAAGCGGCTTCGTTGAATCCCTCGATGGACTCGCTCGCAAGAGCGACTGGAGACGCCCCACCAAGCGGCTTGCCCGGATCATACCAGAATCCGCGGATGTGCACGACGTCAGCCTTGTCGATCATGTACAATTTCGCACCGTCCCAGTAGTGGTACGCAGCCACATCGCCGTACCCGTCATCGATGGGGGCGAAGTATTGGTCGGAGTACCATCGCATCCCGATCACCGCGCCCGATGCGTTGCGGAGTTTGTAGCCGTAAGCATTACCACCTACGCACATCATCGTAAGTATCTCACCGAACACGATACGCCAGTTGTTGCGGGTGAGCATACCGATCACTGGCGCGTCGAAGTCGTAGCCCGTCGGAGTGATAACACCGATCTGCGCTTCGGGCATCATGAGCGAGTACGTGATCGTGCACGCCTGTGCAATCGGGTTAGACTTCCACATACGCAAGGCCATAGGGAAGTCGGTAACCGGTGTGAAGCTATGCCGCGTCCACATCGTCGTGGTGAGGATTGGAGCAAGGTCGTTGACGGCACGCTGGCCGTCGGGGGAGATAAACTCTTTGAAGCGTTGTATGATACTCATAAGTCGAGTCTGTTAGGTTGTGAGTTGAAAGCGTGCGTAATGCGCGCGCGTGCGATGTCGACGTATTCAGCCGTCATATCGCACCCAATGAAATTGAAACCTTCTAACACGGCGGCTTTGCCTGTGGAGCCCGAGCCCATGAACGGGTCGAGCACAGTGCCTCCGGGTGGTGTTACCAGTCTGCAGAGGTAACGCATCAGGTCGGTAGGTTTGACCGTGGGGTGGTGGTTGGCCGAAGGCTTGCGCTCGCTTCTTTCAAAAGTGCTTTGTCCCTCTGGCTTTCTGTTGTGAGTCTGCTTCGCCTCCATCCCCTCGCACCCCTCATCCCTGTCTCGCTTGGGAGCCTTAGCGCAGTAGAAGAAGCGGGCGGCGGAGCCGGAGTCGGTTAATCCGCGTACACTCTCTGAGCCATCAACTGGGTTTATCCAACCGCTCATTTTGCGGCCGCGATTGTGAGTTGTGCTTGGCCCCGTCTCCGGAAACAACCCCACCACCTCATCACTCCCGTCGTGGATAAGGTTGGCGGGGAAGCGGCCGGCGGTGTTGACGGTGCCAACATTGCCGGGTGCATACTTGACCGGGTTGTCGTATTCTCGGGGCTTTGATTGCGTGTAGCCCGTGCGGCTGATGCGGTCTGCCAACTCCTTATCAGACCCGTATTCCACCCTGCACCCATCCACATTGATCGCACCCGTGCCATGCTCCAACACGTTCGCCGCTACCGTTCCCGTGAACGGCTTACGTGCCACGGTGATCGGCTCCAGCGCAGGTTTGAGGGCGGTTCCCCAGCCTTGCCACTGTTTGGCGGCGTCGGTGGCGGGGGCGGTGATGGGGAAGATCGCATCGCGTACCCCGGCAGGCTTTACAGAACCCCTCTCCTTCGCCTCAAACCCTGGTGAGCCTACGCCATTGGTGGCAATGTCCACCACCTCCCGCTCCGCACCTGCGGTCTTATCAATCGCTTTGCTGACGTCGTGCGACTTCGGGAACCCGCTGCCATACACCCAAGCGATCATATCCCGTATCTCAAAACCCGCGTCCTCGATGCGCACGGCCATACGGTGCTGCGTCCGCGTTCCGGCAAACGCCAGCAAGTGACCACCGGGTTTCAGAACCCGCAGGCATTCACGCCAGACGTCTTCGCTCGGTACATCGTAGTCCCAACGCTTGCCCATGAACGACAGGCCATAGGGCGGGTCGGTGACGATCGCGTGGATGGAGTTATCAGGTAACGTGCGCATGAACGCCACGCATTCGCTGTGGTGGATGTCGAAGCTCATAGCAATACAGCACCGGCCCCCACGGACTTAACCGCAGCGAGCTCGGCGTAAACAAGGGCGTCCACCATATCGTCATGGTCACCCTCAGGGAATGAAAGCAGTTCACGTTCGAACTCAGGAGTCAGACCGCGAACATGAGAGACAAGCAGTTGTTCGTATCTGGCGTGGAGCCCCTGAAAGCGTGTCACCTTGTCGCGCTCTGGTTTGACGGCGCGCACGGGTAGGGATGTCTTGCGTAAAAGCTCCTGCACAACAGCGACCTGGTATTGCACCGCCTCGATGTTGATGCGCTGTGGAGACCACTTCGCGGCCATGCTGCGTATTGTGTTCACGATCTCGTGAAAGCCCTCCTTACCACGCCAGATGTCCAGCACGTATCGACGGCCGGAGTCCTTGTCATAGCCGATCACGGCGATGGCTGAGTAGTCGGCGGTTTCGGATTTGGAGATAGCCAAGTCAACGCCCATGCCGATACGCAGCCCTGAGGGCACTTGCCCGGCATCAAGGTAGGTAATCATCTCACGTTTGATGAGAGCCCCTTGAACGTCGATAAACTCTGCGAGGTATTCCTGAGCAAACACCGTAGACGGTAACTCAGTACGTGCCGCCTCGATTTCGTCGGCGGCTATGAACGGGTTAGCAGATGTGGGCATCTGCCAGTACGACCACACCTCATCTGTCTTAGCACGTTCTGAAAGATGATGAAAGTAGTTACGGCCCTTCGGTGTCGAGAAGAACCATGCATCGCCCCGATAGTCGGATAGCGTTGGACGTATGGCCATCGTCCAGGCTTCTTCCAAGTTGGGAACCATGGCAGCTTCGTCAATGATCACCCGACCGTACTTCCTACCCCGCACCGCGTCGAAGTTGTCCAGAGACCACATGTCGAGCTGACCGCCATTGATGTACGTGATGCGCTTCTCTGACTCATTGGTCTCTGCTATGACGTCTCGGAAGTCGCGTTTGATCGTTCGCCAGACCTCCATCAGCATCTTGTAAGTCGGGGCGAAGTACGCCGCAGGCTTGCCGGTGGTGATCATGTCACCTAATGCCGCTTCGGCCAGCACTGTCTTGCCCCACCGACGTCCGCAGTTTACGACGTTAAAACGCCTGCGCCCACCCCATACGGTTTGCTGGCCCGAATGCAGTTCAAACCTGAGGTCAATGCGTTTCGGCATCGTCTTCGTCCTGACGTGCCCCGCCAATGGTTACAGTGATAGATTGTTCGCCCTTGACAGTCTGTTCGACCTCCTGGCGATCCCGCCAGCCGAGTACGTTCTTGGCAATGAAGATTGCGACTGAGCCGTTGCCCTTTTCGATATTGCCCGTGGCGTGGTCGTCGAGGAGTGAGGCGATACGATGCTTGCAAGCGAGGCGCACATCTTTAACCGCGGCGGAAAACTCGGGGTAAATCTTCTCCCATTCGCGCACGGTTTCGTCATGGATTCCGAGGTGAGTTGCCAGCTGTTCAATGTACATACCCCGGTCAACGGCTTCGGCCATCAACGGCTGTATTCGTTCCCAGCTGTACTCACGTGGTCTTCCGCCCGGCATCTTGCCCTCATGATTCAATACACAAACCTAGCCTAACATCCAAACGAAAACCTAACAGTGTAGGGATTTTATCAGCGCTTGGATGATTTGCCCTTCGTCAGATTGCGACGGGAGATCAGCGACGGCGTCGATGCCCATGGTGACAGTGATACGATTCCACTTGCAATGGCGAGCGATCACCCTACGGGGCCATCCGAGATGCTCGTTCAGCACAAACCAAGCAATGCGACGGGCGCGGGCTGCGTTATGGGTCTTGCCGTTGTGGGCTTCGTAGAGGTCCATATCGCATAGGGTGGCGGCGCGTTGCATAATGTCGTTGTATGTGGTTTGGGTTGGTGTCATTGCCTATCCCCTATTATTTCCAATGCCTTAACAGCTTCCTCTAAACTGGTCACCACGAGATAGACCATGCCGTACCGGTGGCAGCAGTCGCGGAATCTGACTTGGGATTCGGATAGCCTATTGCGTGTTTCCGGCCGTTTGACCTCGAGGAACACGGCCTTGCCGTTCTTGTAAACCACCAAATCCGAGTGCCCAGCAGTAGCGTTGATGTTCGTAACGCGATACGATGACAGCCGCGTCCCGGATTCAGCTTCCATCGTGCTCGAATTGATCCGAACGACCAAAAAACCGAGCTTTTCGAGACCGCCAGCGATATTTCGTTGGATGTCCTGTTCACGCAATGACCTTTTTAGGCCCCTAGCGGCCCCGCTGTTGCGTTTTTCTGCCTTGACCCTAGTCCAAGTACGTTCGGCACGTTCATCGGCCTCCCAAATCAATCTGTGAAGGTCGTCGTTATTCGAATTCAGCATGGCACACCCATCGGTTGGTTATTGGATCAACACTCCAGACGAACCGATCGATATTCGACCGGTTCATCATCGCAATCGTGGACTGACGGTCTCCGACGCTTCGCAGATGATCCGCAGCGGAAAGCACCTGATCGGCAGGGATCAGTTCAGCAGGTTGCAAGTCAAAGCCGACCATCTCGAGGATGTCCTCGGTTTGGGGTTCGAAGGCGTCTCCCATCTCGCAGTTGTGACGCCTGGCGAACCATGCTCCCCAAATGTCCTGTTCTGGGTTGTTACCCCTGTTATCGGTAAAAACATGATTTCCTATACTACTACTATAGATTTCTTTTACAGAGTTAT